TTTGCCGACAAAAGAGGAAGGACTGTACCTGCCATGATTTCTCCTTGTTCGTCAACCGATACCGGCGACTGATTGTTCGGCGTAGTCGCCGGTTAGTTAACGGATTGCTTTAGGTAAAAATGTCTTCACACACATTCAAGTGGTAAAGACTTTGAAAAAGTACGGCCCCGCCGTCAATGGTCTTGGGTACGAAATGCTGGGCCTGAATATCGACGCCACCATGAATGCCGCCCTCACCCCACTGGAAGATCGTTCCAGTCCCGTTACCGCCATACTCTGCGGCATCGGTTCCTGCGGTGCGGTTGGCGCGAACTCTCGCAACAAACGCATCCTTGAACGCGTCATACGCGATCTGCCCGTCGATCACTGCAGGGCTGTCGCTCTTGAAGTAGATCAGGAAAGCGAACGTGTACTCAACGAACTTGTGACCGCCGCCACCGTACGGAGGGGGTGGACCGCCTAGGGCCGTCCGGGTCTCCTTCTGGTCGGTCGCGAAGTAGTAGATCGTCGCACCAACGCTAAGTCCGGGCGGCGTGAACTGAAAGAGGTCCGCTTCGTCAGCTACCTTCGGCAACGCCCGATACAGTGCGCCGAGGTTCGGGATGTTGCTGGCGCTCGGTTCCATGTAGTCGTAGATCGCTTCACTAACTGCACTGAGCGACATGGCGACCTACTTCTTCGGCTTCTTGGCCTTGACCTTTTTGGCGATCTTGGCGGCGTGTTGCTTGACCTTGGTTGCGTGTTTGGGTGTCATCAATATCCTACGTAGGCTTGCCTGAAGACATCGAGCAGAAGTTCCGCCTCAGCCCAATCGCTCCCGCTGTTCTGCGAGAACCCAGATGACTGGTGAGTCACCGCACCCATGTCCTGCACAACCATGGCACCACTCCCGCGCTGCTTGATGAATGCGGTAGTCGCAAGGATCGCCGCCTGTTTGACTGCGGGCGGTAGGTTCGTAACCATGACACCCGCCGCGTGCGTGTATGCGGTCGTACCCGCGAGTGGCACCGTTGCTGTACCGGGAACGTACGTCGATGCAATTTGGATTTGCTCGTCGTTCGGCAAATCGTAGAGCGTCAACGTAGATCCGGGATACATGCCGATCACGCTCTCTGGTGTGATGGAGTTTGCACCCGCCGCGACTGAGGCCGTCAGCGTGGACAGAGGGAATCCGTTCACGTACGACCAGGTGCAGTAATACTCTTGGCACGGAGCAACGCCGATTCCGCCGAAACCGTTGAACGCTGTGTTAAATCCGAAGATGCCCCCAGCGTTGAGGTTGACCACGAACTCCTGCGGCTCTATCCAGATGTTGCCAGCTGGAGTGATTGACGCCGCGTTGCTGAAGCCATAACCACCCGTTGGGGCGTACGAGAATGAATCGACTTCAAGAATTGGCCAAAACCGCGGGTGGATCTTTAATGTCAGGTCACGCGAACTCCAGATGCGATACGACTCCGTATTCAGTGTCGCAGCAAGGGTGCCAGTTGATCCCATCACGTACTGGTCCACCCAGGAGGATGCCCGAGCAATCGTCTCTACAAGTGCGGTAGAGTTTGCCTGCGACCCACCTGACACCAGATTTGCAACGTCCATTGCGGTCGGGGCCGAATTATATTCCTGTGGTGTCAAAAGAGGTACGCGGTTCGTGTACGATTGGTCGTAGTTGGCGTACGCGACTGTGCTGCTCATACGCACGCTCCGTTACGTTTCTAAGGCCCCTAGAATCGCTCAGGAGGCTTGCAAATAGTGTGTACGGCGCCTTGTGCCAGACGCTAAAATCGGTCCTACAGCGCCAAATACCGTGAGTGAATAGCCTTACTTTCCTTCACTACAAAACATGCAGGTCAGAGCGTTGTTAGCTAACTGAAATGGGACCGCAGAAAATAACGGGTGCTTCGGGACTAGCGGTTACTTTTGCCAACATGAGATACGTCCCAGTCGTCAATGCCACAGTCCCCGCGGGTCCGACAAGGATCGTCGCTGTATAGCTGTTGGCCGTGTTCGTCACTGGCGACATACTCGGCCACGATCCCGTGTACCAAGTCGTGCTGCTCGTCGGTACCAGTTCGTTCGCCTGTGAGGAATTGGACACTCCACCAAGGAAAGCGAACTGCACCGTGTCGCTCGTCGGGTTGATGCCCTCCGTGTTGCTGATATTCGTACTGACGTACTGCGTGGAGACTGCGTAGATGCTCAGCATTTACCCTCCACTTGCGGGACCACCGGACCAATTGGTTATTGCCGTGCCAGCCGTCCACTCCACAAAAGGCGAACCTGCCACGTACTGCACAAACACGGGCGTGGGCGGCGTACCGCCCTTGAAGAACAGTGACAGTAGTCCCTTGATGGTTGCCATTGGCTAAGTCCCCACCAATGGACTCTGCCAGTTCCACTCCGTACCCTGCCCAGCACCCCACCCGAAGCCGCTCCAGTTCCCCGGTGTCGGGAGGTTCACCGTGTCGGGGTCCTGCATGATGGCCTTGAAGCCTGGCTGAAAGAGCATCGACTGGAACTCGTTGTTGGCCGTGGCGCCGTAGTTGAGCGGGTTGATGCAGAAGTGACAGCCGGTTGCCGTGGCGTCTTTGATGCCGGTGAGGAAGTTGGCACAGCCCGTGTTGGGTGAGACTGTGGCGGTGCCCACGGCCACGCCGTAGATGAACGGGTTGAACACGTTGACGGGACTCGGCAACATGCTGCCGGTAGGGACTCCGGTGGTCGTGACTCCGCTGAACGTGACCACCTTGTTCGGCGTCGTGCCGGTGCTGGAGAGGCTGGTGTAGGCCACCGACTGAACGCCCTGAGTGGTCGCTATCTGGATAGTCCCCGAAGCCGCGAACTGGCGCGAGGTGCTGTAGGTGGCGGCGGTCTTGAGCGTTGTTTTCCCAGCGAGGTCGCCGGTGGTGCTGGCATCCCATCCCCAGGTCGTGGGGTCGGCGTGCGTGGGGGTGTTGCCGTATGCCTCCATGAGGATCGGCGGGACGTTGGAGTACCCGGTGACGCCGAGAGCCGTGGTGAATCCGGACTTGGGGTTGGTGGTGGCCCACGTGCCGGAGTACGTGTCCATCCCCACCAGGTCGGCGGTGAACCCGACCGTGGCCGTCGTGGGGAAGTCGGTCCCGACGGCCTCTAGTCCGGTCGGTGATGCCGAGTTGGTGGCAAAGATGATGTTGTGGACCGGCACCGCGGTCACCGGCTGTCCGGCGAACCCACCATTGCCGGTGAGGTAGCCCACGATGTAGCGGAACAGTTGCGGCCCCCAGCCCATGGCGCCCTGGTCGTACCAGAACGCAGCCGAGCCGCCGTTGTTCGATTCGGGCATCGGTCGCATGATGAGGGGGTAGGGACTCAGGGCCGCGGCCAGTACCGCGAAGCCGTCGAGCATGGCGTTGAGGTTCCCGTTGGCGTTGGCGGCTTGGGCGTCGGCCCAACCTCCTGCGGTGGCTCCGACGATTCCGCCGCCGGTGGGTTGACTCGCTGCCAGGGTGGTGTACGCGGACGAGGACCAGTGCAGCGGCCACGCCTCAACGTAGCAGTTGGTGCCATTGACGTATCCCGCGGGGACCGTCGCCCCGGCGTTGCCGGTTTGGAGGAGGGCTGGGTAGACGGGGGCGTTGATGGTCACGGCAGCTGCAGACGACTGGGTGACGTTGCCGTTGGAGTTGGATGCCGGTTGGCTGGAGATCACCACGCCATTGAGACTGGTGTTCGTGGTAAGTCCGGTGTAGGTGAACGGGTGCAACCCATCGGAGCACGGGATCACGCCGCTGCCGCCACCCGCGGAGAACGGGCCGGTAACGTTCATCGGCATGTAGCCGAGAGCGTTGATCGCGGCGACGGTGGTGGTGATGCCGGGGTACGCCGACCCAGCCGTGTAGAGCATCGGGGACCGCAACGCCGCCATCCCCTGCGCCGCGCCACCGTGCGACCCGACAGCTTGGAGCAGCGGGAGCATCCCGTCCCAGTTGTTGGCCAGCGTCATGGACGGGGCGCCGAAGACATTGACTGCTTCGCCGTTCGCTGCCCACACCACGCCACCGTTGAAGCACACCATCGCGGGGGTCTGCCCGGTGGTGAGCTTGGGGAGGTTCCATTCGGGCTGTCCCTGCGGCGCTTGAGCGAGTTCTGTTTGACCGATTGAGAGCCACGCGGCGGAGACGTGCTTGTTGTTCTGCCACAGCGACCACAGCTGGTTGTAGAAGGCGAGCGTCTGGGGTGTGATGCCTGAGTCGATGGGGATATTGGCTACGCTGGCTGCCACTAGACCCCCTGGATAATGAAGACTCCGGTGATGGCGGTGGCCGAAGTGGTGGGCAGTCGGAACGTGGTCTTAGATGCGGTTGGCACGAAGGTGGGGGGAACGTTGGGAGTTGCCATCCATCCTGGCGTATCGACGGTGAACGCGGAGGAGAATGTGATCGTCTGGCCGGGGTCGTTCCATGCGTTGAGTTGGAGCACGTAGAGCTTGAGCGGCCCAACCTGAGAGCGCGTGATGGTGCCGGTGCCGGACACTGATGCGGCGAGTGTCTGCGTTGAACGGGCTAATCCGGGTGCGGGTGCGAACGGAGGAATCGGCACTAGAGGACGCTCCACCAAACGATATCGGTATTGTTGCTGCCGACGATGTAAATTTGGTTGACGTTTCCGCACGTGAACGGGACGATTCCGCCGGGTTGGACTTCAACTCCCCCCGTTGCGCCAACAGATGCCACGCCGGACGCCCCCGCCCATACCGAATACACATTGCTAGATACGCCTCCAACAAGAATGCCGTTGATCGGAACTGATGACGTGGCAGTCATTTGGATTGTCGTGACGCTGGCCGAGGATTGTCCGGTAACCGGACCGCTTGTCGTCCACGTTCCCACGTAGCCGATGTCGCTTGATGACGGGAGGAGTTGGACGGATGCCGATCCTGATTGGTTCAGGACGGACACACTGCCGGACACGGTTTGGTTGCCGCTCGGAAGAGCAGTGACGCTGCCGCTGACCGTGGTAAACCACGTGCCCGTTTGAATGGCGGAGACCGAACCGCTGACGGTGGCGGTGCCAGACGTGACCCACGGGCTCGTTACCTGTGTGACGCCGACTTGACCTTCAACGGACGCAGCCCACGGAACGGTTCCTTGCGTGACCGCCTGGCTTGCTGGGAAGTTGGAGATGGATGCTCCGTAGTTCCCCTGTTGCTGGGCGTTGACGGTCCACGCACCACCTTGTGTGGCGACAACTGTGCCGTCAACGGATGCGGCCCAGGCTCCGGATTGCGAGACTGGGACAACATTAGATATCGACGCGCCCCAGTTACCTTGCTGAAGGGCGTCCACGGTCCACGGCGCGCCACCCTGTGTCGCCACGACCGTTCCATCAACCGATGCGCTCCATGCGCCCGATTGTGAGACTGGCTGCACTGCTGGGAAGCTAACCACAACCGATGCAGCGGTTCCAGAGGGAATGACGTGGACGCTGGAAGCGCCATCGGCACCTATCGAAAGAAAGTTTTCGCCCTGAACGGCATCCCCAATCGCAACTCTCTGGCGATTCTGGCCAGCACCTTCGCCGGTGGTTACGACACTGGTGTCTACGAAAATTGAGCCGGTTCCGGCATCTACCTCGATCTGTCCGTCATTAGCCATCTATGCCGCCCAAAGGTGTGATCGTGATTGAAGTGTTGCTAGTCCCTGTGGCATTGACGCCGATCCCGCTGCGTAAACAGCATCGTGATCGGCTTTGCCTGCGCCGTAATGTTGGTGTTCCACAACCGACTCACGGATGACGCCACCCCACCTACCGTGGAATTGGGCGGTTGCTCTTAATTCATCGTCCACAAAACTGTGGACATAGTCTTCACAACAGATAACACCGGGAGGTTGGTCAAGCACGCCACCGATAGTTTCAATGTAGGATTTTGAGAGACAGAAATGCACGCCCGCGGCGTTATATGTGTCATTAACGGCACATACGCCACCACCGTCGATAGCATCAAGCGCTCGTTGAATTGGCGGAAACCAGCCAGGATGAAAGAATAGATCGTCGGCAGCGGTCATCACGATGGATTCAGATGTCAACTTGTATCCAGCGTTAATACGTTGGCCCCACGAACCGCCGGTATCTTCCAGCAATGTCACGGGTAAGTCTCTGGTGGCGTTGGCACATTCGCCCGTTGCTATCACTACAATGTGCGGCGAATCCGTGGTGGCGATGATGCTTTCAACAACGGGCGCGATCCGATGGGCGCGCATAAGCGGGATCAGCACAGCAACCTCAGCCACAGCGCCTCCCTTTGTTCAGGCTCTAGCGATCTTTAGGTACTCGGCATATTCGCGTTGCAGGTAGATCCACCCCGCGACCGCCATGCATGCCATGACGGCGAGGGGCGCGAGGATCTTCAGGTCGAAGACGCTCATTAGATGATGGTCAGCACGACCACAACAACGATAATGATAACTACGATGGCACCTATCAGTCGCAGCATTACGCGTTCCTGTGAGTCCAGGCCCAGAACGTGTCGATGAGGACCACGACTGCGGCGATAATCGCAATCACGGCCACGGCCTTGATTGCGCTAGGCGTTGGGGCGGCAGCGAAGACGTTGGCGTAGACCAACCCATAAATAATTAACCAAACGGATGCCACGACGGCGGATACTGGACCCATGGGGTCTCCTTAATTAGGTGTTGCGATTGTCAAACTTCTGTGGTGGCGGGATCGTCCACCATTCGCTGCTTTATCAGCGAGGACTCATCACGCACACGGTCTCGCTCGTCTGCCTGCGCTTGGGCTTCAACGTGGGCAGCGGTAGACTCAGCATCGAGCGCCCCCCTTACATCTGCGGCAGCACCCTGCAACTGTGTTCTTACAACGGCGGCTTGGTCCACCAGCTTTTCTCTTACGCTTATCGCGTCGGTTGCTGCGTCTGCTTTCACGATTGCGGCCTGGGCTTCGGCCGCTTCCTTCACGGCAACGGCAGCGGCTTCGGCCGCTTTCTTCACGACCACGGCAACGTCAAGTGCCGTATGTGCGGCCAACTCCTGACCACCGGAGATCACCAAAAGCTTGTCGGTTAGTTCGTGCCAGATCGCTTCGTCCGCAACCATGTGCTGTTCCACCGTGATGGCGATATCGCTCGTCATCTTTTCGTTGCGGTTGATGCTGTCCCGCAATGAAGTCCCGCCGTTGGGGCGATATTCCTTTTCAATGGTTGCGAGTCGATCATCTTGGGTGATCAGGTGATCGTCTTGAGTGGTCAGGTGAGCGTCAACGGTATGGAACCTGTCGATCATCGACGGGATGGCGTCCACACCCGGCTCTGCCGTTCTGCCAACGATGGCCTCATGGACAAGTCCCATGTGCCGCACCATCTTGTATAGGGCGCGAATCGCCGCAACAATGGCACCGATGAGGATTGTCACTCCACCGAGTTCGTAAAGAGTGGTTAGATGAACACTCGCCAACATTCACTTCCGCCTTGTGTTGAAGTAATAGGGTAATATTCACACGAGGGCGCAGTCGGTGCGCATCTCGCGTAGGTGTTGTTCGCACAATCCGGCATCATTGACAGCCATCGCATGACAACGCAGGTCGCTATCGTCTGCGCTCTTCCAGCAGCGGGCGGCGTTCTGCTCAACGGCAATTCCGCCGCCGCCGTATGCGGGTGTGGCTATCGGCAGGTCGTTGTACCAGGGGATGGTGTCGGGCACACTATTCGCCCCCGCCGAGAGCATCGTCAATGAGGTGAACGATGGCGTCTAGGTCAGATTTGAGTTTGTCGGTGTTGGCCCGCTTGGACTTCTTGGCGTCGGCCTCTTCGCGCAGTTGCTTGCGCGTTTTGCGTTCCTCGGTCATACGACCGGCACCGTTATGGCTGAACGGTGAACTGAGGGAACGCTGCCGTGATGTCGATAATGCTCAGACCCTGAGTGGCAGCCTCGCCTTGATCGCCAGCCTTGCGCGTGATCTCAAGATAGTGGCCAGCAGGGGTGACTGCGTGGCTCACGATGTCACCATTGGCGGCGGTGGTGCTGTCCATAATCTCGTACTCCTTGGGCGTGGGTGTTGGGGTCGGTTGTGGTGTGGGCTGCGGCTGAGGTTGTGGAGCAGCACCGTCGTACTGCGTGAGGTTGTAGTGCTCAACGACATAGATCAGCTCGGAGCCGTTGCTGCCACCGGGTAGGCGATAGTGCGCCGAGGCCCACGGTGAGTTGCCGAGTGCGACGCACTGAGCGTCCCACGTTGTGGCGGCGCGGACCGCGTTGTAGTAGCCGAGCTTGATCGTCTGAACGTAGGCGGCTACACCTTGCGTCAGTGATGGGAACCTGTTGACCGGCTGGCCATCAAACGATCCCACATTTCCGGGATTGTTAAATGGTGGCTGCCAGTCTGCGCCGCCGTAGCCTGTTTCGATAGCCCACTGTGACAGGATGACCGACGTGAGTACGCCGGTCTCTGCGTGTGCGATGCGCGCCCACGGTAGGGCTTCGGGCCAGAATGTGGACGGTGATCCCATTTAGACCGGGTTCGCCACAATCGTGAGTGCCGCGGATGGGACGCTGGCAGCATTGGCCTGCGCGACCTGCCACGAGAAGTAGTATCCGGTAGGAGCCATGGTGGCCTTTCGTTAAGAGGTGGCGTGGGCCGATTGAACCTCGACCGTGTAGGATGGGGTGCCGGTGGAGACGACTTGGACGACGGCGCCGTACTCTCCGGCAACACGTGCATTGGTGGAGATGCCAGCGCCGCCAGCGGTGACGTAGCAAGCCTCAACGCTGCCGCTCGTGGACGGAATCGCGCAGGTGCCGCCGGGGTGGCTCACGGTCCAGAAGAGTGGGGCAGAACCGCTGACGTTGGTGACCTTGACGGAGTGACCGGCGCCGGAGAGGACCACGACATCGGCACCAACGGATGCGGCGGTTGCGACATAGACGACGTTCTTGCCGCTGTAAGTTCCTGCCATGTGTGGCTCCTAAAGACGTAAACTGAATGGTTGACCGGGCACGTAATCTGTGCTATCCTTTTGGAATGGCAACAAATGCGCCGCATGGCGAAATAGCAAGGTACTCGGATGGATGTCGCTGCGATGAGTGTAAAGAGGCGAACAACGCCTATATGCGGGACTACCGCAAGGGGATTCGTCGCAGCCGTAAGCGGTGGCGTGATGTCGCTGAGCACGGGACTGACGCTAGATATCAATCAGGATGTCGTTGTGATCCTTGCAAAACAGCCACAAGCCAGCGTCAACAATACTGGCGGCATGGCATGGAGTCTGAAGAATTTCAATTACTGCTTCAGACACAGGGTCACAAGTGCGCGCTATGTAGCGCCGAACAGGGACCGCAATCGTTTGACATTGACCACAGTCACACCTGTGAACATCCATCGGGCAGGTCGTGTGAGCGATGTTGGAGGGGTCTGCTCTGCCGGGAATGCAACAAGCAGCTGGAGCGAATGGTGGGCCACGCATATCTCAGAGAGATTGAGGGTTGTCCTACGGAGTTTGATGAGCGCGTGCTTCATTACGTTAGAAACCCACCAGCAGACATCTTACGTTCCCGCCGCCAGAATCGAACTGGCGAGTAACCATTGCGGGAGCCAGAACTGAAATCAATCAGCCCTTAGTTTGAATTAGGAATCACCGAAGCTCGGAGGAACGGTTCCTATGCCTGTACCGCTGATGCCCTGAATGAGACCGTTCCACGCCGGGGCGTAGTGACAAAAAGTCCCAATCTCGAAAGTGCTCGCATCATAGGTGAATTGTACAACGGGCCACTGGACCGCCACATAATCCTGCGGAAGCACCATAACGCTCGTCTCCGCGACATTGCTGTCAGGGATCGGAAGGTTCTTCTGCCGAATGAGCGCGTTGCCCTGCGGGAACCACGGGTGAACGGTCAACGGGACCGAAGACCCAGTGACCTCGTTGGTGATGGTCGAAACCACGGCACCGACGTTCACGCCGCTCATCTGATCCTGCTGCACGAACATCGTGTAAGACGAGTTCGCAGCGTTGTTCAGAAGCGCGTTGGAAAGCTGTTGACGGTCGAAACCGTTCAGCCAGACTTCCTCGGGGTCACCCTTCACCGACTCGTACAGACTGGCGAATGCCGTCTGGAACTCAACGCCGGGGTTGGTGGTGGACAGTGCAGCGTTCAGCCGGTTGACGTAACCACCAGAAGCGGCGACGTTGGTCAGCAGACCGTCGTAGTTGTTGGCCTGTGCCGAAGTGTCAGCACCACTAGATGCAACGGTCGGACCAGTCGAAGGCTGAGCCTTGATGTATCCAACGTTGTAACCAGTGCGACCAGCGTAGTAGAACGGACCAGCCGAGACGGAACCGACGTACAGGTTGTAACCAAGGGCGCCAGCCACATCGGAGCCAACGGTCACCTGAACAGCCTGGCCAGCAGCCACGTTGACCGAAGCTGCGGCGGTAGCCGGACCCTCGTGCATCGCAGTACCGTTGGTACCAAGCAGGTCACCAGCGTCAGCGGCCACAACGACCCAGACGTTGGAAGCCAACGCCGGAGTGGTCGCACCAGAAGGCGCAATCGAAGCCGACACGGCAGCCAGAGTCACCGAAGCCGGGGTACCAAGAGCACCGGCGTAGCCGTTACCCGTAGTTCCACGACCGTAGATCATCAGACGCTCGTCAAGCAACATTGTAGAGTAGAGCAGAGCGGTATTGCTAAGCGAACGAATGTCCTCGAAGCCCTGTCCTTGATACTCCGCTTGCCAAGACACCGAGTCGCTGAGTGACGTGGTCACGTAGTTCAGCGTGGTGTCGATACCGGCGTAGTTGATGTATGGTCCACGAATGTAGCTAAGACCACCCGGACCAGCGTTGGTGCTGGTCTCACTGATACCGGGCTGCGTGGTCGTCTGACCACCCGTGCCAGTACCGGTGAATCCGGTGATGGTCTTGAACCGACGAGCGCCACCCTGACCCTTAACACGCGGGATGCTGTTACGCAGTGGCGTGGGGCGGGGGGTAAGGAGCTTGGCGGGAGCCTCAAGGTCGAACGGAACCAGACCGGTCGAGATCGGGTTGGTCAATGACCATTCCTTCTCAAGATCGCCCCAGTTGGCAGTCCCTGCGGACTTGGCCATCTCGTACTCGTCCATGGCCTTACGAACAGCCTCACGACGGGTGGGGTTGGTAGCAATGGGCATAACCGGACCACGGCCAGGGATATAACCCTGAGCAACCTGGTCGGGAGTCCCACGCACAAAGTCAGTATCGCCATTCAAACCGGCGATAGTGGCCTTGGTCATTTCCTCAAGGAACTCCTGACGGGCTTCCGTGACCTCTCGGTTCGACTTCACGTTCTTGCGCAAGGCGCCATTACGCTCAGACTGAGCAGAGGGATCAGAGTCACCGTCGAAGAGTTCCCTAGCGTTAGGGATCGACATATGTTTCTCTTTCTAGTTCTTGGGGGCAGTCATGTCGGCACGCAACTCTTTGATAATCTCACGGTTGCCTGCACGGACTGCGGGGTCTGAAGTTTCACGCGCTTCACGCTCAAGGGTCGCAATACGCAACTCCTTCTCGTCACGCGCCTTCGCAACATTCTGTGCATCGGTCGGAGCCGTGCGCACGATGTTGCTGGGTGCCGCCATCTTTTCAACGGTGGCCAGTCGGTCATCCGTTGCCTGCTTTGCCGCAGCAAGTTCATCCTTCAGGCTGTCAACTGCCGCCGTGGCCTTTGCGACTGCCTCTTCAATTGCCTTTGCTGTGGCCGCATCCGCGGCGGTTTGCTCTGCGGCCTTCTTCAGTCGCTTGGCTTCCTTCTTAGCGGAAGCAGCGGCTTCGTTAGCCTCGATCTCTTCGGGCGTCAGCGCAGCCTTGGTGGCATCGTCAGCGGGTTCCGCAACGGTCTCACCATCGGCCTCAACCTCAGCCACAACTTCGGCGTCCTCGCCCTCAGCCTTAACGGCCTCGGCCGGAGCATCCTCCGTCTTGTCCTTCTTGGACTTCTTGGTATCGCCCTTGGGCGCACTCTTCAGTGCTTCGGCAAGGAGCCCGACGAGCTTTTCATCGCGCGCGTCGAGCACCTTCGTAAGCTCGTCAGTTGACATATTCTCTAACTCCTTGGACAAAGCGTCCATATCGATTTCGTCAGCACTCTTGCTGGCGTTTTTCTTGGGGTCGTCGTCTCCGAGTACCCCACCAATGTGATCAGCCAAATCCTTGGCCTTGTCACGTGCCGCAGCGAGTGCTGCAACGGTCTTACCGGCCAAACGTCGGCCAGCCTTCTCAACGCTTTCGTCATCTGGCAACGACTTCGCTGCCTCAAGTCCTTCGTGGAATGCGAGCTGGGCCATGACGCCAAGTGCAGCCTGAGCGGCACAGATGGCCTCGGACGCGGCGTAGGCGTCGAAGACATCGTTGCCTTCGCCCATCGCCACCTCAGTCGACTCACGCTGTGCGAACGTCCGCATCAACTCAACCGCAGTCATCAACGCCAGTGCGGCGTCTGTGGCGGTTTGGGCGTCAACCGCCTCCCACGCTGGCGAACCAGGCGTAGCGGGCGGTGACATCGGGCCAGAGCCGTCGTCCATGCTGTCGCTGCCACCAGTGTCAGGTGCCGGATCGCCAACAACCTGCGAAGCGGCAGCAGCTAGTGCCAGATTTGGCGCAGTGAACACATCGCCAGATGCCTTAGCGGCTTCGACCTTGACGCTTGGCGCACCCTTCAATTCAAAGCCGCACTGATCGCAGAACGACGCGTCAACGTCGTTCATCTTCTGGCACTTAGGACACTCAACGGTCTCGTCGGCATCTGCGTGATATGGCTCGGGCACGTAACCGGCAGCCTTGCTGGCGTCGCTGACGTTCTGGTCTGCGGTGGACTGAGCCGCCTTATCAACGGCCTCGCGTCCGCCAGCACCTTCAGTCACACTTCCAGCGTCGGCGTTCACTGCATTCAGTTGACCAGCGGCCGGAGCGTCGGCATTTTTGCCAGTCCCCGCACACGCATCGCACACGCCCGTCTCGTCTTTGCCGGAACCCTTGCAGGCTTCACACGTGTCATCAACGGGAACGGCGGCGCCGCTTGCGGCCACGCCAGACTCAGCCTTTTCAGCGAGAGTCTTGGTCGTGTCGCCAACAGCGGGGGCCACTCCAGTCCCCTTGCACTTGGGGCACTTGACGTGTCCGTCTTTGATGGTCTTCTGCCCGTCACAGAGCGGACACGGATCTGGCTTGTCGCCAGAATCATCGTCGGCTTTCACAATCTCCGTGTCGGTGGCGTCAGCGATGATCTCAAGAACTTCGCGCACCTCTTCGCTCGCAGACTTGGCAAGCAGTGCCTTAAATCCGTTCGCACCGTTGCCGACAAGATGGAGTTCATCTGGGTCGATGTCTTCAAATTCAGTGATGGCCGTATCGGTCGTCATTTATCTAGCTCCTGAGTTGAGCCAACGTGGCCGCGTCCGGAACGCGTCGCTTGGCTTTTCCTTGCGGGGATGCTCCACCGATAACGCCAGCCTTGTACATGGACCAGACTTCTGGTGTGAGTATCATTCCGGTCAACCAGTCGCCTGGCTCAATGACCTGTTCAGTCCCGTCGTCGCTCTTTGTTACCCACGTCGGTCCACGGTAGATGTAATTCTCGACCACTTCGCCGCAGTCGCTATAACCATCTTTGTGCCACATGCCGAGCTTGCAGCCCTTGCGCATGAACGCGAAGCACGCCTTTTCAATGACTGCGGCCTGCCCGAAATCGCGAAATCCGTCCTGGGCCGTACCCGTGTCTGCCTTCATGGCGGGGTAGGCAACCATGAGCACGTAACGCTGCTCGGCGTCGGACTTGATGACCGATCCACCGATGTCGCGCACAACAGGCGGTGCGTCAGGTTCGTCAGGCTCCACAGACACCTTTAGGCGAAAGTTTGCACTCGGCATAGGGGGGTTCCTTTACGCAATCCGCAACGGCACTACGCCGAAAGGATCAAGTTGATAGACCAAGCTGACGCGGTGATACCCGTCAGCGATGTCGGACTCGCCGTCATGAGTGACAACGAGCACCGGACTCATCGCTTCACCACGTGCGACCTTCAGCAAGTTATGCAACACGCCAGCATCGGTGATCGGCAATGGGTCGTGTCCACACGCACGCAGGATGTCGTTGGCACGACGCTCGGTGATCTTGGCGTTGCGTAGGTTGTGGACGAGTTGGTGAACAACATCGTCATCAAACCGCATGGACAGATACGCTTCTGCAGCGTCGAAGTCATGATCGGCAACGTCGTCTAGCCAGTTAAAGACTGGACGGATTTCTGGTGCCCGCTTCTTCTTGCTCATTAACCACCATCCACGCGAGATGCCCACGGAACAAGCACAAGGGGTATGCCGATAGCAACCGCCGCTTTCGCGTTGGCCTTAGAATTATCGATTAGGCAATCGACCGAGTTGTCCTTGCACCATTGCGCCTTGGCGTTAGCGATACCGCCATCATCGCCGTGAGCAATAACGGTCAAGTCGTCGTACGACTGACCCATGCCAATGCTGTTCAGATAGTTGGCCTTCTCGTCAAAGTCTTGCTGAGATGCCGTAGGGTTGGCAGTTCCCGTAACGATCGACACCCGATGTCCCGCCGCTTGGAGAGACGAGCACAGTTCTTGAATCTGTTGTGGTGCCGCAGCGGCCGTCCCGTCAATGTCCACCGCGATATGCGCCATTCTGATGCTCCTAAAAGTTGCCCGGCGGTGGTACCGGCACCGTCGTTGCGGGAGGTCAACGCACGGCTGAACCGTTGACGCGAACCGCCGGGCAGAAAGTTACGCTCGCATTGCCGCTTGCCAGGCTGCGCTGAAAACGCCCTGCAAAAGTGGGAGGCTTTTGTTCAGCCCCGTGGACAAGAACGGACGGCCACTTTGGTTGTAGTGTCGTCCCAAAGAATCTTGTCCGTGAAAACCGAGTTCCTGCCGCCGCCCGTAGATCACGGTCGGCGCTATGCGGGCTTGATAACTGCCAGCGCCCAGTGACGTGGTGTCAATGACATTGATGCTTCTGCGCAGCGTCCCGGTCTGCACCTTTGGGCCAGGACCGTTCATGGACTGCTTGGCTTGCGCTTCAATCAGGTGTGCGCCCGACATGACGGCTAGGCGAGTAGCTTCCTGAACGCTGGCAATAAGGGCGTCTAGTCCGGCTTCAAATCCACCGACACCATCAATGGTTATGCCAGCCATTAGAACTTCCAACCGACCTGTTCAAGCCCCCACGCCTGGACGATCATCTTGCGATCGTCGTCGTCCTTGGCGTCGAACGCGTCGCGGTCTTTCTTTTCCAGCGTCTTGCGGTAGCGCCATTCTGGATCGTTCGACGGATTCCAGGCCATTAATCCATTGCGATAACGGATGGTGTGCTTACCCATCATCGGTCCCTTCGTCGCTGCTGTCGTCCGCGTCCTCGTCGGTTGAATCGCCAGTGTCGGATTCGTCTGACGAGGTCTTTACGACGGGGATGTAGACGCATCGACAATTTGGGTGTGCTGGCACTGACGGATCGGGATCATCTCCTACGTCGTAGGGACTGTTGTCCATGTTGTCTTCGCAGATCGGACACGCGTCGTCCTCTGCAAGCCATTCCCACTGGTCAATACCGTTGGCATTGTACGTGTCCATTGACGCTTGCGAAACGGCCATCGCTGTCTGCGTGTTAGCAATTGTCAACGCACGCGAATCGCTGCCAACCATGTCGGCAATGTTGTTACCGATGGTTTGTACGCTGTCGCCGCCTGTCAGGCCATCAGCAATCTGATTGCCGATGCGCTCAACGTTGGTGTCCGTAATGCCGTTGAGGGTGGCGCCGATCTGATCCAACACCGACTGAAGTCCGCCAGACAATGTGTCTGCGGCTGCGACGTTGCCCGGAGACCAAGATGACCAATCCACCGCATCATACAATTCAGCCAGGTCATCGGGCACCCGTGTTCCAGGAATCTGCTGAATGGCACTATGAACACCGGCAAGAGCCGAGTCCGCCGTCATGCGAGCGAGTATCTGCTTGAGTTCCGCCTGCGATGTGCCGATGCCAGCCTGGGCGGCTTGGCGTGCCACCTGTTGGGCCAAAGTCCCTTCGGCCACCTCGTCGCCAGCGGCCTTCTTCGTCTTGGCTTGAGCGGCTGCGTACTTGTTCTGCGCCGACGTGATCGTGGCGCGCACGCCGGTTATGGCGTCCTTCAGTGCGGTGGCGATCAGTGGGGTGTAATACGCCACGATCTTGTCGTGGAGTTCATGATTGGGATGACTGGCCCATTTCGACGCCTTGATCAGCCGCTCAGTCTCCGCATTAACGCGTGCGATTTCCTTGCGGATTTCATCACGGGCAGCGTCAACGATGGCGTCGATGTCCGTCACGGCTAGACCTTCAGACTGCGTGCCTCGTCCAGCAATTCGTACGATTGCCTGAGTGCCGCCAGATCCTTAGATAGCCGATCTGCGACCTGGCTAGCGACATCGGATTCCGTAGCCTTAGGCGCAACCGTAGGGGTGTCTCGTGCCTCTGTGATGGCAGCCTTCACCAGTTCGGCGTCACCAGACCTTACGAGGTCGTTGAGGCGTCCGGCAGTGGCTCCATCTTGCCATCTAAAATCGAAGTCTCGGGCCGATTCTTTCCCCAGATGGGATCGGCCCCACTTGGCGAACGCAGCAAGTTCTTTTTCGGCGTCAGTCTCTGGCTGTCGGGGATCGTCTTTGGGAGCAACATCGGGCTTGGCGTCGGCCTTGACTGGGGCAACGCTTGCAGCAGATCCGACACTTGCGCTTGTACCGCCATGAGTGACGCTCGCAGATGTAGTAACTGGATTGTGAGGTTGGCCGGTTGCGGGATCTGTGGCGACTGGGGTGGTTGAGCCATCAGGATTCGCAATCACGTGGACGGGTGGGGGCGGTGGTTGTGCTGCTAGTTCGGCTGCGGTCTGCTGTGCTTGCAGCAATCCGGGAAGGAAGGTCACGCCGGTCGGGGAAGTCACTCCGAGCGAATCCGCTTCGGGCGCAGGATCAAGCGGAATACCACGCTCGGCGCGGACTTCGTTGCGCGAGCGGATTCCCGTGTTCACGTCAACGGCATCCGCCTGGGCGCGGGTTAGATCGTCATCGTCATTGCCGCCGCCAGTGGCGGTCATCGTTAGTTCAGGACCGACCCCCATGAACCGGCGAGCCATGTCGTTGATGCAGTCGATGAGAAAGTTACGCAATGCGTCAGTAGCAAAGGCTTCGGCCTGATCCGACTGTTGCTTACCGGCAGCGCCGCCGCCGATGGACGAGTGCATCTGAATGCCGAGCATTGCTTGCGGGATGCCGAACTTGGCGCCCATCTGCATGACGAGCCATGCGTCATAGTCACTTTTGTATGCTTCGTCAATGCCCTTGAGCTGTGTCGGCTTCATGCCGGGACGCCCAAGCATGATCTGCTGACGACGTTGCGTTTGGCCTGACCACTGATCGTTCAATGTGCGTTCGTAGTAACCCAGTTGCTCGGGCGTCCAGTTCTCCGTGCCTTCGGTCTCAACGAACATCCGAGGCGTAACGCCATGCGAATACTCAGCATGCAGCCACGCCTGGCGCTCCATGTAAATCGTAGCGATGTTGATGCACTCTTCAATCTGCGAAGTTCCATACATGGACCCTGGCTGCGGACGCCTCACGTAGTAGGCAAGATCGTCCGATGACTGACCGCCCGGAACTGTGCCATCTTGGTTCACGTTCTCGGCCGTGTATTCGCCGCGCGGAAAGCCATACAGGATCTGCTGATACGCGGGTGCGGGTGGCTGCGGAATGAAGCCCTGGTTGTCCAGCAGAATCTTGATCGTTGGTGTGTCGATCGTAGACAGGGATATCAGTTCGCCACCAAGATTGTATTGTGGCGACACGACAATGCCGTCGTAGACGAGGTGCGAGTAGATCAGGTCAGTCAGCCATTGCGAGAAGTTGAACTGCATCCGCTTGTCGGGATACTGGAAGAACTCCTCAACGCGCTGCAATTCGTCGCCGTACTTTTCGCGTGCGATTGCCGAAGCTTTGGAGCTGTTGGTGATGTCCTGCTCCGTCATGATCTGGTTGATGATTCCCTGAGAGAATCCCCATGACCAATTCAGTCCAACCAAAGCATCCTGAACTATTTGCAGACAGCGAGACAAAACGTCAACATCATCTGCTAGTCCACGCAGCACGGACCATGGAATGCGCCGATCGACAATTTGGATATTTGCCGAAATCAGGTACTGCGCACGACGAGGGATCGTGCGTCCGTTTTCACCTAGCGGATCAATCGCATCAGGAAAGAGCGGGTAGCCCGGACCAAATCCTGAATCAAACAGTCCGTCTGGACGCGGCAACGGAACAAAACCCTGCCCCGGTCCTACCTGATTGAACGGTGATGACGGGTTGTACGTTGCACCTGACGACATCTGCGAATTCAGCGCAGCCTGTGCCAACGCGGGCATCATGGCCTTGTGGACACCTTCAGCCACTGCTGCATCGACGGCAGCTTGCTTGCGAGCTTTACGTGCGCCCAGAATAGGAACGGCCATACGTCAGTCCCCTCCGGGTGTGCTAGCCAAGGATAGAATTGGCGTACTGTTGCAGCGGGCAGTTGTCGCCAAACAACGACTTGAACGTGTCGGGCTTGTTCTCGGACCAATAACGCAGACCGTCGCGAATGTTCTGCTGCCAGTCGGGACGCGGCCGGATTGACGATTTCTCAATGCTGCCCGGCAGTTCTTTCAGCCATTCGGCAGAACCAGCAACGTCGGGGTAGCGGTATGGTTCAGTACCGATGCGGAGCGTTTGCTCCACGTGTTCCCAGGCGTTGTGGAGATTTTCGTCAAGCATGCCATCGTTCAGCAGTTGTTGGCGAGTGAACAGGCACCATGCGCCAATGGAGTGGAAGTAATACTCCACGTCACCGTCAGCATCGACGGGTCCGCCGTAATTGGCCTCGCCGTGGTGAGCGAAACTCAGTCCGGTAATGCCGGTCTTGGCAATACGAACGTACTCCGTCACGGCCTTCGGTGACTGGATGATTATGTCGTCCTCCAGCGTGAACAGGTAGTCGCAGCCGCGGTCAAGCAGGAACTGGAGTCCGATGTTCTTGGCGGCGGCGACGCCACCGTTGTGATCCATACCGATATACGTGCCATCCATTGACTGGACGGCTTTCTGGACTCGACGGTAGGAGCCACGATGCTTTTCGTCTGATCCGTCGTTGACGAATACAATGTGGTCAACTACGTCGGTCAGGTGCTTGCGGACGGACTTGACGCATTTTTCTGCGTACTCGGGGCGGTTGAATGAGCAAATCGTGACGCCGATTGTCACTCTGCGCGCTTCTCGTCAAGTCGTGCAACACTTTCACGAAACTTCGCCGGGTCAATGTTGAGCGCGTTAACGATAGCCGAAGACTTCGACATATCGGCTGCGGCATACCCAGCCGTCGTGCTAGGATCACTGTGACCCATGAGGTTTTGTGTGGCGATCAAATCTCGTGACGCTCTGTAAAAGTGTGTGCCAGCCCAGTGTCGAAAAGTGTGCATTGTGGACTTGATCCCGAGACTATGCAAAAAGCGGTTTCCTTTTCTGGAAATGCTTGCTGCCGTTTCGTTCCACAACCGACCGCTTGCTGGCATCGGCAGCTCATTGAGCGCGACGAGCACATCGGGGTGCAATGGCACATAGCGAGATTTATCACCTTTGCCATGTGTAATCAGAAGCGTGCCATTGTCCTCGTCAATGTCCGCGCGCTCAATGAACGCTATTTCTTGACAGCGACACCCGCAATATGCGCCTAGCAGGAACCAGCACTTCTTGACTGGATCAGCGTTAGCGATTGCTAGGTTAATGTCGTCGTCGGACATTGGTCGTGGACGACCTCCGTGCATGCGTGGCTTTTTGATGCCGCGCACCGGGTTGAAATGATCACCCTGCTTGCCGTCGTTCGTCTCAAGCCGAGGGAAAACGGGGTCGCCGTTGTCGCCCGTTTCGCAAAACGTGTACAGCGAGTTCAGCGTGCTTAGCCACATACTGCGCGTCTTCGGCGTAATGTCACGACCAAGCCACTGAATGACCTTCTGCTCAGTAGCCGCTCCGAAGCCAACCTCACGCGAATACTTGCGAAGATACCTGCGCCTCACTGCGATTGTGTTTGGGAGCAATGCTCGGAACTTCATATCGGCCTCAAAGGCTTCCATGATTTCCTCGTCAGACATGGTCACTTGTGCGACTCCAAATAGTATGCAGCAGCCACAAGCAGCATTCCCTCATCACCGAACTTACCGAGACCAACGTTGCACTGAAAGCACAACAACCCACGAACGCACTTGCCGCACGTCGGTGTCTCGTCACAACAATCGTGATCGTGGTCAACGTGGAGATGTTTGCCACGACCCTGTTGTGTCGGTGGCTTCCCACAAATCGCACAACCATAGTCCTGAGATATCAGAATCTCTAGGTATCGTTCTGGCGTGAGCTTGTACGCTCGCCGCAGATGGTAAACCCACTGCTGATCAAGTAGTTCCTGACGGAACTCTTGATAGCGCTCCCGAAAGTATGCATTGATGGCGTCGCGGTTTTCCTCGCGATACCGTGTGTCAGCATCCCTCTTGCGTTCTGGATTATCTAACGCCCATTGTTTCGTGTACGCTCGCAGGTTGTCCTGATTGGCTTCGTAATAGCCAGTCTTCCACTCATGCTGGCATACCTTGCACCAAGCACGATAACCAGTCTTGCGGCTTGAGTCGCGATTGAACTGATCAATCGGACGCGTCTGCTTGCATTTTGTGCATTGCAATTCTGTCAACTCGATGGTATCATCCACCTGTCGGAACCTCCTCTAAGGTTTCGGCCGGTGCCGGGGCAGTTCCTGCTGCGCCCGGCACACTCATAAACTGAGAGTATACCTCATGCCAGTCGATCCACCTCTCGGTGATGTCGTGGCGTTCTGCGATGGTGCGATTAATCTTGCCTTCAGCGCGTCGCACATCAGGATCAAGCAACTCTTCCAGGTGACCAATCCACGAAGACGGCTTGTCATTGCGAGCAACGCGCCCGGCGCTTCCTTCATCAATCAAGATTTGGTGTTCAGGAAAACCTGCGGACACGATGTAGGGAACTCCAGCACAACAGGCTTCCAGCGCCTTCAGGTATGACTTCGCTTCGTTAAAACGACACCGCTCTAACGGGATAAGCATTACTGCGACTGGACCCCATAGGTTTGGATACTGCGCGATGTGAGTCAGCGGCGCAGCTGCAACCTGAACCTTTGTTGCATCAATTCCAGCGACGTCCCAAACCTTTTTCACTCCCGGCACTTGGCTGTCGCCGCCGTGATAAAACGGCAATCCGTAATCCTCAAGGAACTGCGGCAAGCCAATGCTGCGAAGGACTGGGATGTCAGCAGCCCGCCATTGCAGACCACCGATCCAACTAATGTAGCCCACACCCGGATCGTTCTGCGGCCAGCGCTCCAACTGAATTGCGTTCCGCACCACAAAAGCGGGAACACCCAGTCTCTCCATCTCCCGTTTGAGAGGTTCAGTTGAAACGGTTACAAAATCACACTCAGCGAGCATGTTCCAATAATGGTCTCTGTTAAAGTCAATATTATTTTTTGGATCAGTGGTCGCGTGCGCCACGTTACTTTTCGGAAGAGCGTGAAAGGCATCATCCAAATCCGCCCCGACCACTTGACCCGCCGCACGAGCGCGCCGCACTTGTTCGACGCCATCGCGATGCATCCACCTTTGACTCAGCCAACAGTCTGGATCGTGCCAGTTGCCTTCCATGTCAAGCGTACGAATATGTCCATCCGGCGCAACCTCAAACCGCCACGACAAGTGATTGTCATAGCCGTGCTTGTTCAGTTCCATCGCTGGCATTGCGCCACGTTGCAGGAAAGTCCCCCCGAACGACATGCGCTGTTGTCCAGGCACGAATACTTGCTTCTGCTGAATCTGTGACTGGTACTCATCAACCACGGGTTCCGTGGAAAAGTCCGTACTAAAAAAGCCGATTTCCACGCTGCCCCTTTTTGTTGGAACGTGTTTGTGTTGCGTTACTGAGTTGCTAGCGGAGTGACGACATCTTTCTCGTCCTCAACGGACTCATCGCGCTCATCAACGTCCGGCAGAACCGCCTCAACCTCGTCGGACACAACGGTCGCCAGGTGGCCGATAACGCCCTCGACCTTGCGAAGCGCCGAGTTGACTAACGCTCGCGTCCTTGACAGATCGCCAGCGAGGTTGGCGGCAGATAGGTCGTCACGGATTGCGGCAACATCGGCCTTGATGCGGTCAATAACAGATTGCTCAGTCATCGCTTCCGCCCCTCGTCAACCAGCGCTTGCATCGCAACTGGGTTGCCGTTGGCCCGCGCGTATCGTCCGCCCAGCTCGTTGTTCACGCCTGGCTGCGTCTGTCCGTTCCACATCTTCACTTGCCATGAAGCGCCAACCTGGCTGCTGATAACGGACGGATGCCACAGGTGGAGGATGTCATTATCGGTGTACTGCACCGGACCCCACAGCGTGCAGAGGGCGTAGAAAGTGGAAACGTCTTCGCCGCCCCATCCGACGAACTGCTCGTCCATGCCGCCGATGGCTTCAAACGCCTCACGCGGCATGACCTGACACATCGCCCCATAGATGTTGATAGGCCCAGAGCCGTCCTTGCTGTCGATATCCCACGCCGGTGGCGGCGATGGAATCCACAACGGATGACATGGATCGGATTCAAGCAAGCGCTCCGTTGTGGGACGGCGCAATCTATAGAGATGCTCGTACGGGACAAACCACGAACGCACGCCAGCATGACGATCCCGACGCAACCTGGCCGCACAGAACTCAATCGTTTCAGCGGGCAGCAGAGCGTCCGCGTCGAGGATGACGATAATGTCGCCCTTCGACTTCTTGAACGCATTATTGACCGCTGCAGCCTTGGAGAACGGGCGACGCTTGCGGCACCAGCGACGCTCGCTGCCCCGGTCCCGACCCAGCACGATCTCGACATCTGGTAGCACGCATTCCCAGTGGGCCTTCAGCCACTCCCAATTCCGTCTGCGCGCAGGATCATCGCCACCCAATGGAACGAGGAGCGAAATAAGGTGTTCGCGACGACGGTGCTTACCGCGACTGCGCAGGGGCATAGTGTTCTTTCACTTGTTGAAACATGGCGAGAAGATCGTGCTGCATAGACTTGATACGATCGGTCGGTGCGGCTTGCAGTTTGCCGAACGTGATGGGCTGACCGATGGAGCTAGCCCAGTCGTCCCATTTAAAGAACGCGCCTTCGTTCGGATTCGACCGCATGGCGGGAAAAACTTCCGCACGTCGTGGAATACCGAACGCGTCTGCGACGATTATCCCGTGCAACGCCGACGACACGATCTTGCGGCACGAGCCGATGGCGTTGATGACCTCGCGGGGATCGCCGCCAATGTCGATGACCGTGGCCCGGTAGCCGTACTTCTCCGCTTTCGCTAGCTCCTTCGGAGCCAAGAGAAAGTCTGACCAGTGAGCGACGATGCCAACCTCATGCTTTTGATTGCACGACGGATGGAGCATCGGAGCCAATAGTCCGGGGTCGCCAATAACCGGCGTACCGGTTGACTTGATGCGGTTGAGCGTCAGCGGGCCGCGCACACCGAGAACGGTTGCGTCGGTCAAGTCTGTGATCGTGGACTCTTGTAGCTGGCCTGATCCGGCGATGATGCCGGTCCAGCCAGAACGTGGCAGCGCGTCCAGCACCGAGCCACAGCACACTATGTCAGCATCTGCGGCGGATGACCACGTAACGTCAAGTCCTGCGAAACGCTGAAGCAGTAGGGGCGTTAGGAGATCGCCAAGGTTGGGGACGTATCCGAGTACGCCGCCACCTCTCCACCAGTACGCCGTTGGCATTATTGCTCCGATATGTCGTGTCCGTTCTTCAGCCACCTCTGCGCGACCCAAGCAGGATAAGTAATTGAGTGGATGCCGATGAGTCCATGTCTATGATGGTCAGAACACAGCACGAGCATGTTGCCCTCACTGTCGAGAAATTCTCGTAACGCAGGGTCTGTGGCCTCTTTCATCACAGGAAAGTCGGCCAGGATTTTCGCCGGATCAATCCTATTGACGAGCGCCCACTCAATGCGCCAGTGATGGGTCTCCATGTGCTCGCCTTCGGGTAAACCCGATTGACGCACACCGCAAATCCAGCACGCCTCATCCAGCTCGTAAACGAGGTGATGATGAACACGCTTGTACTCAGCAGACGCTTTGCGCGGATCGTGTGCTGGGTACCAAACCGATTCGGTCAGCGTGCGCGTTTGCGTGTGTCCCTCGACGCTCGCGCCGCTCATGCCGACGCCGGAATCAGTGAGACCACGAGCAACGTAATGCCAGCAGCGGTCAGGAACGTGGCGAACGCGGTGGCATAACCTCGCCAGCCCTTACGCTTCTGCCAGCCGATCCAGGTTGCCACGGCCAGACATCCGATTAGCGATACGATCAACGCCACGGTTGTACCGAACACGAAGAACGGCCAGACCGCAATCAGGCTGCCGCCGAGTGACGCTGCGAACATGACCAACGCCACGGGCAGGCTGGAACGCCAGTTGCCATCGTGTTTTTCGTATTCACCAAAGCCCATCGACACGCCAGCAGCGACAGCGCCGCCAAGACCGCCGATTGCGATTGCCGACTCTGGTGACTTATGCACCAGCAGTCCGAAGATAAAGCCGATGATGGACACGATGCCATCGAAAGCTCCGAACATGGCTTCTTGGCGCGCCTCTGTGCTCATGGTATGCTTTGGTTGATGGAACATTTGGACCAGACTCTCATTGATAAGACAGGAATTGGATTAGGTTTTCCTGTCAGTGGCAATGGAATGGGAATGAACTACGGCAAGCAGGTTAAGGAATTGAACCATCCAAAGTTACCCTGCACTTCCGAATAACAATCCAACCACTCGCGCAACACCGGCTGCGGCCACCACGGTTCGTGCATGCTGACGAATAGCGGGATCTCGTGAGACGCCAGGAACGGTGCGAGTTCTTCTAAGAACAACGCTTCCGCGCCCTCCACGTCAACCTTGACTAGACTGATCGTGTCTAGGTCAACGCCCATGCCGTGCAACAGGTCTGGCAACTTCCAGCAGGTGATCTCTCGACCCTCCGCCGCCAGCTGGGTCATCGTGCTGCCCCAACCGAACTCATGTGGCGCAATGTGCGTCGTACCGGTATGACCAGCGATTGCACCGTCCACGATGGTTATGCGGTCGTACATGCCGTTGGCGAGTACGTTGAGGTTCGCATAATCTAACGCAACGGGATCGGGTTCAATGGCGATGACGTTGCAGTCATGTCGGGATGCTGCCCACATGGCGATCGGTGCGGCCCAGCACCCAACGTCGATAAATGTACTGCCGTCAGTGACAAAACGGTCAACAACATCCAACGTTTCTTGCTCCCAGATGGCAGCTTCAAACTCGTTCCAGAATGACCACTCAGAGTTTTTGGCCGGTTCGCTGACTTGCCATCGAATACCATCACGGCTGACCTGTCGCATTACTCGACGTTGACCATTCTGTGACCACGCACCATGTGCCCAGTGGCACCAGGTGTCGGGATGTCAATTGGGTTTTCCCACGTGCCGTACATCTTCACAGTTTGAATCTGTGGGATCAGACCATCATTGGCCACAGCTTCCCAGACCGCCGCAGTAACGCCTGGCGTGTGTGGCGACAACAGGTCATCAAAGACCACGACGCCACCAGGCATCAGAAGATTCTTAGCGATGTTTAGATCGCCACGAACCTGATCATAATTATGCGACCCATCGATGTGGATGTACCGAAACGTACGCTCCAGACCGCAAGCATTCAAAGTCCAGGACGGACCGTGAACGATTTCGGGCAGTTCAGCATGAAAGCGGCGCCAGTTGTCTTCAAACATTTGACGACCAAAGTTTGGTGTGTAGTACCGCGCCCGTTCAGCCAAGTCCTCGTCGGACTCAGTCATGCCGTCAAAAATGTCGCAGATGATCAGACGCTCATTCGGCTGGCGCATGTAGCCGAGCAGGATGGCGCTACAACCTTGATAGCAGCCGATCTCTAGCAGGTCGCCGGTTATGCCGAGTTCACGCTGTTTGGCGTCGATAACGTCAAAGAGAACCCTGTCTCTCGGCTGAAACCAACCAGCGACGGAGTTTGCGCCGGTGGTGATGTACTCAGCGCGGTCCACTGTGACCCCAGACGCCCTTCACGACCGTACCTTCCGGCACAACCGAGTATGGAGTCACTACAGCACCCGCGCCGATAATGACGTTATTGGCAATGCGGACCCGCTCACAGATCGTTGCGTTCGCCCCGATGTAGCACTCGGTGCCGATCGTTACGTTCCCACAGATCGTGGCTCCAGGAGACACCGTGCTGTAGGCGCCGATCTCAGCCCTCGTAATACTAACTAGGGTGTTGATGTGAACATGAGATTCTAATGCCACAGACGCAAGCAGGGAGGCCAATGGTGCTACCACAGACCCACGGTCAATAGCAATATCGCCGCCAAGGACAGCGGATGGGTCAATCAGTGGCGCTGCGGCCTTTAAATGACTCCATTTGTTGGCGATCTTACGCCGGAGGTGCGGGTCGTTAACGCCGATGAGAATTCGTCCAGTGAGATCTTTTGGCGGCTTGGGATATTCCGGCGAGTCGTCATCATAGACGGTGAGCGTTTTATCGCCACGTGCACGATGCCAAATCTCTTGGATGTCAATCGAATGGTTGCCCGCACCGATAATGGATACCGTCACCAGCGATACCCGCTGCTACGGACCAGTCCAGCGTGTGAGCACAGCGGCGGATCGTTCAGACCACCCCAGTAGCCGAACGTAAACGCTGCGGCCTTAAGTGGCTCGGTGACGCCTAGCTCTAGGAAGTTTGTGGCGCTGTCGAGAACGTACTGTGCGACATCGCGGGTAGCCAGAAATGGCTGGAAGCCAAAGTGGCGCTCATGCTCTACCCACGTATGAACGTCGTCCGTGCGTTCGATATAGTCATCCGGCGACATGGCGTACACGCCACCAGCTGCGATCTCTTCAGTGTTGAACGGCGGCCGCATCAGCATGAGCTGTGCCAGGTTGGATCTCGACTGCAACACTGCGGCCATGTCTGCCAGGTCAATCTCACCGATCAGGGGCGTGTCGTCCTCAACCGCAAACACGTAATCGCAACCACTGGCGACGAACGTTTCCAGCATCGACTGGAAACACCCGCCGAGACCGCTGCGTTCGGGGTGTGCCACGAGCGTCAACCATGGGAATGTCTCGCGGAGCCAGGACTGGAACTCGGGGTCACCGCTGTCGTCAATGATGTAACCAGCATCAAACTTGACGTTGTCACGAATGAAGCGTTCAACGGATGCCATTGTCTCTTCAATGTGCTGACGACGGCCATCTACTCTGATGGTGAAGCAGTAGGTGCTCACCGCGATCCCCATTTCTGGTTCATCAGGGCGATGTAGCCATGAACGTTTTCCCAACGCTCGGGTCCGGTGCTAACCGAGCCATGCGTCACGTTGCTCTGTGGTACGTAGGCGATCTTCCAGCCAGCCTCAAGGAACTGAAGTGACAAATCCACGTCATCGTAAGTTCGCTGAAAAGCAATATCAATGGGACATTGCAATAGCGCAGTTCGCCGCACTGCCATCGCCGCGCCCGTAGCGCCGAGTTCTTCGGTGTTCGCTAAGTGTTCATCGCTGCGGTTCTCGCCGCCCGCGTGACCGATGCCATGCCACGTACGGATGCAAGCGGTTTGGATGCTACCGTCACGGTTCAGGATGCGAGGGCCAGCCATGCCAACGGTCTCGTCATCAAACACGTCTAGCAGCGGCGACAGCCATCCGTCATGCGGGTAGGCGTCGCAGTCCATGAAGATCACAATGTCAGTATCGGCATGTGACGCACCAAGCGCCTTGGCTGGAGCGCACCCAATATTCACTGACTGCGGGAACAGATCACAACGCGCACCATCGGGCACAACGTATGAGTTCGTGTTATCCACGACAATCACGCGGGCTTCTGGAGACGTGCGTGTCAGTTCGGTCAGGCATTGATCGGTGAGCGCCGGGTCGCCCCAGATGGGCACGACCACCGAAGCGGTTCTCACGCCCAGTCCTTCAGGTACTCTTCCAATGCGTCCCGCCACGGCCGCATAGAATTTTGCCCCGTGAGTTCCAACACATAGTTCCGCATCGCCTCACTCGGAGGACGCGGCGCATGGAAGGTTGTCGCAAAGAACTGACTACTCGCAGGCTTCAGCGCAATATCGTCACGGCCAAGGATCTCAAGGATTGCGCGTGCCACGTCATAGCGGGTGCATTGGCCTTCGCTGACCGTATGGTAAGTGCCGTAATCGTCTGACGTGATCAGTCGTTCAATGACGGCGGCGAAGTCGGGCGCATAGGTGGGGCTGCCCACCTTGTCAATGACGGCCACGATCGTGTCGCAGCCTTCGTTGATCTGGGTTAGTACGTGGTGCACGAACTTGTGGTCGAGATGTGGACCGCCGCCCATCATCCATCCGGCCCTCATGATTATGTGCTGATCGACCCATTGCCGAACGTAGTGCTCGCCTTGCAGTTTGCTGGCACCGTAGACGTTGATCGGTGATGGGGTATCAAATTCCGTGTACGGTTCGTCGCTCTCGCCGTCGAAGATTCCGGCCGACGAGATGTATCCCATCGGCACACCACGGCGCCGACACTCCAGCGCCACGTTCTTCGTCCCGATAGCGTTGGTCAACCAAGCGTGGTCAGGATCTTCCTCGCACTTCTCCAGCGACGTTTCCGCTGCGAGGTGCAGGACGATCTCTGGACGGGCAGCGTTGAATCCGCTAGCAACGTCTGCACAATCACGCACATCTAGTTCTGTGATGTCGGTTGGGATGACATCGTGGCCGCATTTCTGCAAGTACGGCACTACGGCGCTACCCAACATCCCGCGCGCTCCGGTCAGGAGTATGGTTGACACGCTGCTCCCTTTTTGTGAGCGGTCAGAAGAAGTCTGGGTTGTTGCGGAGGTCGCCAGCAAAGGCTTTCTCTTGCGACCACATGTTGTTCAACTGCGCTTCGTCAATCAGGTGCTGAAAGCCACGCCCAGCAATCCGATCGTCGTTCGGAATCTGCTGTTGGATTGCGAGCTTGCGATCTCTCAATGGCTGGCACCACGGAGCAAACCCAAACCACTTGCACAGCAGCCCATCGGCGTAGACTTTCACATCGTTGTGGTAAGTCTCGTGACGCCCAGTGGCGTAGTTGCCGTCAGCGTGACGATGGAGTAACCGACTCTTATAACCGATACTCGGTCCATCCGTGTAGCCGTACCAACACTGGTCGGTCAGCTCGGCATCGTGGTCAAGGTTGACACGCTCTTGCATGTCCACCATGGCGACGCCACGAACGACGGCAGCGGCGTAGCCCTGGGCGTCTAGCGTGTCGCACGCTTGGCGCGCGTCACCACAGACAAACTCGGTTGCGTTTAGTGCGATCTTCCAACCCGACACGCCACGCTCTATGTCCATGACCTCTTGGTCGCAGTCGGACGCCCGGAAACATGAATTGCGTGACTGGCGGATCTCCCAATCCGGCGCAAGCTCACGAACGATATCCATGCTGCGATCTGTGGATGCGTAGTCAATGACGATCGCATGGTCCACTAGCGGCAGATGGTGCCTGATAAAGAACGGTGTGAGGAGCTGCTCGTTCCACCAGTGGGTGATGAGCGTTACTGCCATATCTCTCTATTAGGAAAATATCGCACGAAAACGTCATCGTCATTCTGACGCACCGCACGAATCCGCTGCACGATTTCCCGACTGAAGTTCCATGCCGTGATCACGATGCACAGCGGAGTCTTGATACGCTCCAGAAAATCAACACCCACGATCGGAGTATTGCCGCCAGGGGTGAACGATCCCTGCTTCATAGGATTGTCGTCCACGATCCAGTCAAGGTTAACCTGGCTGAAGTTCAGCATGGTCATGGCCTTAGCCGCCGCCCCATACCCAACACACGAATAACCAGCGTCACGGTACTCATCGACTACCTGATACAACCACGTTGCGGTTGCTGCGGCTTTAGCACCAAAGTGAACGTAAGTGTCGGACTCATACAATCCGCAGTCGTTCTCGTAGTCCAAGAGTGCGTCAACGCTTGGATCGGGATTGCCATCGAGGCCGAGCTTCCACAGGTAGCTGCTCCCATGGATCGTAGGAATGTCAACCGACAGAACAGTAAGTCCCGATCTGGCAGCCAGCGTCAGAAACGACAGCGCCGAAAAATACGACGCGTGTTCCATATATGCACAATCAAACTCGCCGTTTTGTAACCATCGACACTGACTCGTCTGCACCCACAGACGCCCACCATCAGCCAGCGCATTTCGGCAGCCGATTAGAAATCCGTGAGGGTTACTGACGTGCCCGAGAACGTTCATCGCAATCAGCGCATCGTACTTCTTGCCGATGATGTTCGGCGTGTCAACCGTCCAGAATTCGCACAGCGTTGTCACGCCGTTCGCTTCAGAGATCGCCGTTAGATTCGCGGCCGGGTCAACATTGAGAACGTCATGCCCCTTCGCTCCGAACTTGCTCAGCAGACTGCCGTCGTTCCCCGCTATATCCATGACAGACAAGCAACGATACGGGAACTCGTCAATGACTTTCTGAACGAAGCCGTCGAAGTAATCTGACAGCGTTGCAGTCGTGCCGCTGACGTATGCGTAATCCTTGAACAGTAGCTCCGGCGCAACCGAATGCGTGAGCTGACTATGCCAACACACCTCACAGACGTTGATCGCAAGCGGGAACTCCGGCAGATCAACAGTGCCGTCATGATACGAATTAGCAAGCGGCTGCTCGCCCAAATCGCAATACGTGACAAGCCGTCCGCTACCGCACGCCAGACAGTGCCGCATCGGCTTGCACTGTTCGGTCTCCACCATACGCACTCACCAACGATTCCGTTATCGACTCGGCTGTCTCAGAGAACGTGAAGTTGTACTCGTTCTCAAACTTGGCTGAAGAAATAGTGAAATCGTAACAAGGCGATGGTTCGCCCAGAATGAGCGGCACGTCAAGTGCGGCTGCAACAACTGCGCCAAGGTGGTCGACGCGGTCGTTGAATGATGCGAGGTTGTAGATGCCAGGCTCGCCGTCACCATCGAGGATCGCAGTAATGGACCGACAGAGGTCGTTGAGTCCGAGGATCGGACGTTGAATTTTGGGGTTGGCGATTCGCACATATCCGTCGTTGATGGCAGTATCAACCATCTTCGGCAACATAATGTCCAGGCGTTGATTCGGCGACACGCCGCAAACGGTGCCAAACCGTAATCCGTACGTGCGCTTGCCGGACAGACTGGCGATCATGTCGTCCATCAGCTTGCTGGCGTCATACCAGTTCGATCCGACGTTCAGGTCTTCGCTCGCAGCCGTTGCGCCAACGCCGGAGTAGATGCTAGAGCTACTAGCGTAGATCAACCGTTGGCTTGGCCGCATATGGCGCAACAACCGTTCAAACGCCACCACGTTGTTGCGAAACGCTCTGACGGGATCGGCGGTAGCGGATTGGACCGACGAGTGTGCCGCCAGCAGGATGATGTCGTCGTAAGCCTGGATCAGACCTTGTGACATATCGGCGTAGTCAATCGCCTGACTGCGAATGTTGCCAGGGTTACCACGAATGCCGATATCAATGACCTTCGCGTAATGGTCAGTGACTAGCAGATGGTGGACTAAGGCGCTACCGATGTAACCTGTGCCGCCGATAACGAGCGTACTCATGTGTCACGCTTCGACTTTACGCAAGTTCTCCGAGTCGCAGTAGCGGCAGTGGTTGACGGTGGCTTCCCACGAGCAGTCATCGCAGACCCAGAACTTACTCATGCGCGGCATGCCGCCAGCGACGCTGAAGCCGTTTCGCTTGAAGAACGCCACGTCACGCGAATCTGTCACGTTAATCATGCCGCGTCTGTCTGCCGTGTAGTGATTGCCGGTCAGATCGCTCGTAGCGCCTTTGCAGTTTTCGGCACCAAACGTCATCTCGGTCACCGCTGAATCTCCTTTATCGTTGCCATGACTTGCGTGCGAAAGGATCGAAACCGCCAGAACCGGACGGGCCGTATTGTGCGATGGCGTCCGACACGGTTTTGTTGAAGCCAGTCAGTTCGTCGGGTGGCTTAGGTTTGGTCGGGTCATTTATACCGCTAGTCAGCGAGAACTCTTCAGGCTCAGCATCAACCGTCTCGTCAGGCTTCAGTTCCTCGCCGCACTTACTACAGCGCGTCGATCCCTTACTGTTCGGCTGGCCACAGTCATGGGTCGGCGCAAGCGACTCAAGCCAATCCTTCGCTCCGGAACCTTGCAAGTAAAACCGATTGAGCGCCTGCGTCATGGCGTCGACTTGGTCGTCGTGCGCAGCGTTCGGGAACTGAGTCGTTTCCTCGATAAACGCTTCCACGTCATACAGCGCTATCTCTGTTGACGGCAGGAACACGTTGTTGGACTCAATGAATGGCGACACAGCAGCAGCACGCGCGCTCTTAGAATCCTTGACCTGAACGGGAATGATGCCGCCGACCTCAGATCGTAGCGCATTGATCACCGCTGGACCGTTCGCCTTGTCCTCAATCAGCTTGACGATTGCTTGCGGCCAACGCTCAGACATGCGACGAATCGCGGCGACGGTATCGGTAAAGCTCAGTCGTGCATGCACCTGATCGAGCAGGTAGGTGTTCGCACCGCGTCGCGCCCAGACCTGGCCGACAACGTAGTCAGACGTGTTGTTATCTTTGAAAGCAAGATCCCAGCTCTGTATGATCTCAGTGCAATCATGCGCAGTAAACGTCTCGTCGGGATTCTGGTTCCAGATCGGCGTACCGAATCGCATCCACCAGTTACGGTGGAACACGTCCCCACTGTCAGGCGACGGCTTGCCCTGGTACAACGCCGACCACACGCGCGGGATCTGTGATGCCTTGGTCGCTTCCCACTGCGCCCGTGTGCGACCACGAGCCGAGTCCATGAACTCGCCGGGCTGTCGGCCAAGCGGATCGGTCTGTGTCGCTGGGTCAAACTCGGCCTGAGCTGAGATGTTAATAACGCGCCAACGGTCGAAGTACTGCTGCTCTGACGCCTCGTCTTCGCGCTGCTTCTGGATCAACCGTCCGGCCATGTCGGCTTCATGCCAACGAGTCAGGATCACGATGACCGGCGCGCCAGGTGCCAACCGCGCACGAGCGACCGACATCCACCACATCCACGCTTGGTCGGATTGCAGTGAGCTGTCGGCAGCTTTGTAGTCTTTGACGGGGTCGTCCACGACCAATAAATCAACTGGCCTTCCCGTCAGGGCGCCACCGATACCAATGGCGTAAATCGAACCGCGCTCGCCTTCAAGCGACCACGATCCAACGGCACGGTTGCCACGTCGTAGCTCAATGCCGAGGTCGATGTTGCCCTCGGCGCCATCGAACGTCAGCAGATCGTTACGGAGCTTTGACGACATGTTCTGTGCAATGCGTTCTTCGTAGGAAACGATCGCGCAGCGCATCTCGGGATGACGCCGCAGCATCCACAGCACGCCATAGTGCGAGCACCGCTCGGACTTGCCCTCCTGCGGAGGCATCGACACGATCATGCGATCAGTGCCAATCGTCGGAACTTCGGCCTCAGCGGAATCGCGGGCCTCAAACTCGTTCATGCCAGCGTTGCGATACTTGGCAAACAGGCGTTGGCGTTTCAGTGTGGCGTCTAGCGCCTTCTCGACGTCGACTAATGCGCCGTCGATGATGTCAAGCGCCGGAGTCTGAACCGTGGTCGGATCTAGCGCAAGTGCAAGTTCACCAGGAGTGGCGTAGTCGTCAGTTCTAACCGATTGCGCCGACAGCTTGCTGGCGACCAGGTTGCTGACCACCTGAAAGTCGGGTTCCAAAGTCAAGGATAATCGCCTCACGAACAGCGTCGGAAATGTCCACGCCTTCAAGCGATGCGGTCATGGCGCTAACGATCTGGTCGGCGGTGTCTGAGTCAATGCGGGCATGCAGCCGAGCGATGCGGTCCTCAAGATCCAGTCTCGCCATACCCATCAGGATGCGCTCGCAGCGATCAATCGACCGTTCGTACGCTTGAAACAGCACGTCGATCTGAGTGGCGACGTTCTTGCCACCAACGTCCTTCAGGTTGGTCAGTTCCTCGACCTTGTCCCGCAACACATTCTTGAGCTTCTTGACCTCACCAGCCAGCTCAGACAGTTCGGTGAACGGATCAACGATCGGCTCAAAGCCTTCTATCGCCAACAACTTGCGGGCATCACGGTCTAAGATTTCCACCCGCGCCGCCTTGTTGTGCGATTCGGTAGATCCACCATGACGGTAGCACCTGCCGATTCCGAGGTGATCAGTACGTTCACCTGCGACGTTCTGGCAAACGACACCCTCCGGCTGGTTGGCACGCTGGGCGCCACATATGTCCTTATCGGGTCCGTGTCGTGCCATTCCTAGTGCCTAACGACATCGTTGTAGTTTCAACCAGGGAACAATAATCCTGCGTTTTTGGTTGACCCATTGACAGAGCAGGTAAAATGTTCAGTCCAGATGGGAAACGCCCGTCTGAGAAAGGTAAGCAATGGCAAAGCCCACAAAGACTTCTCCAACGACGATACTTCGCCAGTTGGATCGGTCGATCAACGCAACACGGAAGGAACTTGACGGCCTCGTAGCCGCCAGGGATGCCATCAGTGGCGTGATCCTGAGCAATGCCCGTCAGCCACGAGTCACGCAGATTCACGGCTCACGGACTCAGATGATCAAGACGATTCTCGACAACGCACCAGGACCGGTGACCGTTGACGACATCGCTGCCGAGATGGCCAAGCATGGGCGTCACGACGCAAGGGCCAACATCCAGAGTACGCTATCTGCCCTCAAGCGGACTTCGCACGCCAAAAATGTGGAGCGTGGCCAGTGGCAATCGGCAACGACACTGCAGCAAGTAGCTGCGTAAATCGAGTGCGGCGGTCGGGTCCGCTATCCAAGCACCCCGACCGCCCCGCTCGTCAAACCAGCTGAAGTTCGCGCACTCCGTACGTCGCTTCGCTGGCATCGTCGTGGACCACTGACGCAATCGTCGGCGGGCGACCGCGCTTGCCGGGAGTCTTCTGCGGCGTCAAGTCAATGACGGTGCCGAGAACTCCCGAACTCTTCACGCGGATCTTGCTGCCAGGGGCAACCTTGATGGTGCTCATATTTTGCTCTCCCTTTATTTTGGAGCGGTTATTGTCTTCAGTTCGTAGCCATCTGTTTGCGTTCAAACATCCACACAAGCAGATCTTCTCTTTCGCGTTTGCTGGAGTTGCACGACTGACATGCGCCAGTCATATTCGACCAGTGGTGATCTCCACCCGAATTCACGGGGTCAATATGATCCATCGAACCACCATCACCGCCGCAGTAAGAGCAGGGGTCTCCCCTGACGATCTCAATGTAATCCAGCGTGTCCTTGTCTGCGGGATCTAACCCACGCTTACGAGACTTATTAGCTTCTAGGCGGGACTGGCGTCTGGATGGGTTCGTTTGATATGCAAGCCGTTGCCACGTCGCCCTTTGCTCCCGAAAAACGGGATCACCTTCCCGGATCAATCGCCGAACCCTTTCATCGGCACGAGCGATTATTATCTGACGATATTCCCTGTCAGTGGCGTAACGTTCTCGCTGTCGAATCTGACGAGCCTTAATCTGACATCTCTCAGCGCAATATCTATTGCGCGAATTCTTTGGTACGAACTCAGCGCCGCAGTATTCACACGGAATTGGCACTACATCCCACCTGTGTAATATTTGACGCCGGTCAGAACCATGCCGCTGGCTTTCCACGAACTCATGCCAGCGGAGTACGCTGGGTGCAGGACGTGGGTGTCTTCGTCTTCAACGCTCACCACGTTGTCAGCCAAAACCAGCCAGTCAACAGTCACAAGGGTTCCGTACATGGATCTCATCAGATCCTGTATGGCGTCCTCGGCTGCGGCGCGCTTTCTCGCAATCAAGACATCGTCAGCCATGTTTAACCCATCGTCCGACCTTGGTTGGATCTCCGTATCGTCGGCAACCGGTGCATCTGAGCCAGTGACATCCGTGGTACTCACAATGGTCTTGGGTCGCCGCATTGCAGACCGGGCAAGCAATAGCCACGCTCGACACCAGTTCAGCATTCCTCTTGCTCGCCGTGATCTGAAACCTCACGGTCAAACGCGTACTTGTCGGCTACCATGCGAACGGCTAGCCAAAGATCGACAGCCTGTTCCATGTCGACGGAATCCATCATTTCCCCACCGC